TTTATCTTCATACATCAAAGATTCACCACCAATCCTGTGCTAAATGGGCCAAAAACAGTATAAACATCAAACTCAACTATAAGCTCGTCATCCTGCTTGTTAAATTTAAAGTTATCAACCCCTGTAATTCTGTCATCTTGTATTAATGCCTCCCTTATCCTGCGCTTTATTTCAGGTATAACAAATTCAATATCTTTACCTATAAGGCTTTCAAGTTCTACACCGTAGTTCCAGCTGTATATCGGATATACATATCTTTCAGTAGATAAAATAAGCTGGGCAGCTTGTTTTACTGCTTCCAGCCCATCAGTATATCCTTTTATCGAAACTTCTTTTTTTGTAGTGTTAATTTTATAAGTTTTAGAAGGCTGTTTAATCTCATTGATTTCAATGCCTCCAATATTACTTGCCGGTATCATCCTCTCACCTCCAGGATGTAATACTGCTGACCACCCTCCTGTTGTATCATAAGGACCTTTTTGCCTATGTCGTATTCGGTTAATGCCGGGGGCCACACAACCATTTCGGCGGGTATGATCAATTTTTCATTTACTCTTACCGTAAGAGGAGCAATACTTTCTATTTTCCCAAATACAAGCCTTGAGGGTTTTATGCTGTTTATATAGTTTTTAATAATTTCCTTGATAGCCTCAATCATAACACCAACTCCAGGCTCATAGTATGGATATTGTTTTTAAATGTATGCTTGCAGGAATTTACAATTACATACTGGTTTATTCCTAAATCAGATATGTTTACCAATATCCCGCTTCCTGCCCTTATCCTTGTATCGCCTAACGCCTCAATAGATAAAGTTTTTGTTTCAGAATTCATAAGCTTTAAAAGTGCATTAACTTTAGATTTAATCTGCTCAGGATTTGCGTTTTTATCTGCCTTTTCAAAGTATTGGAGTATGCCCCATTTGCTAAAACTGCTACTGTCCTGGGCTATATAAACGTCCCTCTTGCCTGTGGTTTCATTATCTTTCGAAATCTTTATAAGGTTATATGTGTTCTCATCAATACTCTGTCCATACTTATACCCATATGCCAGGCTTTCATCACCAATTACAAGAGGAAGCCTCATGTTCATAATATCTGTGAGTGCTAAGCTTCCGAAATTGTCATAAAAGGCATATTTTCGGCCTGTGCCTATGAGCGTAGTTGAAATACTGTCATATATCATGTCCAGAAACGTCTGATTATCTTTTATAGAAGTTGGCAATTTATATCCGGTATTGTCCAGTTTCCCTACCCTGAGCTTAAAATAATTTGCAATTCTTTGTATAAGTTCATCAACACGCAGGTCCTTTACAACAAAAGTATCTTTTGCCTTAAGGTATCTTAATTGATCATAAGCAACAACAGAAACAGCGTTATTCTGTTCTCTTTCGCTGCTGAAAATGTAGCCGTAAAAAATATTTGCGTTGTTATATTTGAACCTTACCGCGGATCCATTTGTAAACAATACCCCGTCATAAAGGTAGCTAAAATCCAGCTTGCTGCAGCCGTTGTTCAATCTGTCACTAAAAGATATATCTGTTACAATCTCTGATATTTCGTATATTTTGCCGTCAGCTTTGTTTTCAACCAGTAATTCTATCATGTTAATGATATCACCTGCCCTACGCGGATCAGAGCCGGATTTTTAATGCCAGGGTTGAGTTTTACCAGCTGAGGGTATTTTGAACCATCTCCCAGGAAGCGTTTTGCAATTCCCCAAAGCGTATCCCCGCTGGCTACGGTATACGTTTTTGGCGTGGAGGGCTTTCCTTCTCTTGCTGGTATGGAAGTACTTGCAGACTGCTTAGTGGTTGTAGTGTTTTGCCGCGAAAAAAACACTTCCTTTTTCCCAAAAAGCTTATACTCAGTTAACTTGAAGCTAACTATATAATCTCCTTCTTCACCAGCTTTTTCAGAAATGTCGAGGCTTTCAATTAAAACCAGTGTAGAAAGGTCATCCCCTTCATCGTTGTTTTTTATAAACCTTACAGGCTCTTTGGCTTCCATCCACTCTTTTAACTTGTTCAGGTAAAAATTTGCTGGTTTAAAATCACCTGACGTTACAACATACTTGTATTGTTTGCCTGGCAATTCCGCTTCAAAGCTGTATTTATCAAGTTCAGCAGCTGCAGCGATAGAGACTTTACCCAGTTTCAGCACATCATATGTTTCTACGGCTTGCCCTTTTTCAATCTTTATATTTTCCGGATTTACCGGAAGCCTTATTGTTTCATTATTTTTATCAAAAAACACAGCATATCCCATTAAGCATGGCTCCCTTCAGCAGCTATAGCTATTTGCTCTTTCAGTATTTTTTCGATTCTCCCGGCAATCTTATCGACATCAGCTTCTTTTGTCACGTTTCCAAATGATATACGGATGTTTGGAGCAAGTGTGGTAGTACTGTATTTGTTAATATACTCGCGTTCGGCAATATCCTTGAGGTATTTTAAATCCTCCTCTGATATGTCAACCTTTCCGGTAACAGGAAGTGCGCCGTTCTTCATGTATTTGTCTATCCCGGACAAATCTCCCCCGCCAGTCTTAAAACCACCAAGAATGCCTGTAAATTTATTAAATATCCCCTGAACACTGTTGACAGCCCATTGTCCGGCTTTCTTACCTAAATCTTTGCCAAGGCCGAATCCGGCAGAATAGTCCATCTGTTCAAACTTTTTGAGTTTTATGACATTTTTATCGCTTTTTAGACTGTCGCGCTCGCTCTTGAGAGTATCCAGCAGCTTCGACATGCCCCCGGTGATGTTTACTTTCACACCCGGTATGGCATTTAAAACTGTCTCAATGCCTTTTGCAATGTTCGTCACATACTCCAGGGCGGTTATCATCAAATCATAAAACAGTTTTTTGATGGCATATACGGGATCAATCCACACGTTTGCAAAAAACTCTGCTATTGAAAGGACCCGATTTGCAACACGTGCAAATTCATTATACAGATAAGCAAACAAAACGCCAAATACACCACCGACAACGCCTACAACTTCAACTACTGTATCGCCGAATTTAATCACGACGTAAAGCAGCAGACCTATGGCAGCGCCTATCAATAGTATAGGCCAATTTACAGCCAGCCACGCCGCAGCCTGGGCTAATATCGGCTGGATCATAAGCCAGAGCTTTAGCGTTAAAATTGGAATTTTTGAAAGTGCCCATACGGATAATGCTGCACCAACGGCTAAAAGTATCGGTTCAATAATACCCCAGCTTGATTGTATTACTTTTCCGAGCCATATAAAACCATCTATTAAAGCGTTTACACCTGCAGCAGCAAGATTTATTCCCTGCATAAGTTTTTCAGTAAAGCTTATAAACGCAGGGGAATTAATAGCCTTGTTAACCTTTTGTATCACAGGTTCAAATGCCTTTAAAGCCTTGTTTCCGAACTGCGTAAATATGTCGGCAAAAGTCTTCGGCATTGTTTCAAACTTTTTATTGATATCCTCACTCGCCTTAAACATAGCATTCTTGATAATATCAGCAGTAATAACGCCTTCAGCCGACATCTTCTTAAGTTCACCTTTTGACTTCCCTGTAAACTTCGCAATAGCATCCGCAATCATCGGAGCGTTTTCCATGATTGACCTAAATTCATCCCCTTGAAGTTTTCCTGCAGCCATGGCCTGCGTAAGCTGGTACAATCCTGCCTGCTGCTCCTGAGCACTTGCTCCTCCGACTTTAAAAGACTTCTGGACCAGTTCGGTAAACGCAATAAGTTCATCATTGCTTGTAAATGCATCCTTTGCAAGCAAGCCCATTTTTGCCACTGCAGAGGCCATATCTGCATATGAGCCTCTTGACCGTTCTGCCGCCTTGAATATTTTGTTCTGAAGCTCGGCGTTAGTTTGTAAACCGTCATTTATCATATTGAGTCTTGCTACCGTATTTACATAACTATCTGCTATTTCTATTCCTTTTCTTGCAGCTTGTACAGAAAGATAAGCAGCAGCCAAGCCTTTTAGCGAACTAATCAAAGAGCTAATAGCAGACACTTTTTTATTAGCACTTTCTTTTACCTCAGCAAGCTTTTTGTTAAAAATATCTGTTGTATTAGATATCGCCCTTAGTTTATTCTCCGCAGTTGTTGTTGTGGCCAATATTCTATTTATTGCGCTTGTGTACCTGTCATTAATCCTGAACACTGCCTCCAATGTAGGCAAGGCTACCGCCTCCTTCTTTTAAGCCTGATTTTACTTGCTTCTTTCTTCTCTTCCTCAACTTTTTTAAGCGTACTTGCATATATATAAGCCTGTTCACGTTTTGGAAGATTAACAAAGACACTCGGAAGCATATGCAGTTTCTGCAGGGCGTAGTGCGCCATTATAGCTTCACTATCGCCCTGCTCTATCAGTTTTTTGCCTCTTCCACCAGCTCATCCATATCTGCATCCAATCCCGAAAGCTCCTGGACTTTTTGAGCCAGTACGGCATATTCTCCTATGAGGAGCATTTTCTTGAGCAAATCTGCTTCGCCCAAAACGCCATATGCTTTTTGTAATTCTGCATTCTTTAGGTCAGGATACACAACAGCAGAAGCAACAAGCTCATTTATATATCCCTGTCTGTCGAATGTTTCTGTTCCCGTTTTTTTATCCTTTTTTGTGTACTTTTTCATTAAAAAGTCATTTTCATCCTGTGTTATAGGTCTTATTTCCCATTCTACTGGCTTACCGTTTTCAATAAACCTTTTTGATACAGCTATTTTTTCATTTTGTGGTATTATTGGATTTAAAAATGCTTTTAAACTCATAACTAATCCTCCCATTTCAAGTTATTTTCTATATTGCTCGCATCACCTGTAATTTTGAGGTAGCGTAAAATCACTTAAAACCTCAATGCCGTCAGCGGTAAAGTCTGTATCAAAAGTAATCATATCTTCGCTATCAGAATCCAGCATTGAAAGCAAATCTTTATTGAAGATTACTCCTGTTAGTACAATTTCTCTTTGTCCAACTGTACTTGCTGGATCTAAATTCTTTATCTGGAGTTTAATATCCGGATATATTCCCGTTTTTAAATAGCTGATTGTTGCTTTAAGCAAATCACCGTTCATAAGTGCTAAAGTTGCTGTTCCGGATATCTTGGCCCCAACAACTTTATGCTGGGTTATTCTATTCCCAAGCATTCTTTTTTCCAATACGGTCTTTTCAATATCTGCTTCAATTTTTATCACTTCAAACATTTTTCTGTTCTGACCGTTTATAGTTACATATACAGCACCTTCATTTGATGATATAGTATCAGCGAGCTTTGTATATTCACTCATTCCTTATCACCTCACATTTACTTTGATATAAATTTTATTTACGCTATCGACAGGCTGTAATTTAGCTTCAACTACAACTGCGTCAACTTCAGAGCCGGGATTTACAATTACATCGTTTGCGCCTTCAAAGTTTTGAATAGCACCTATACTTTGAAGTTCATTGCAGTACTGGATTATAGCGGCCCTTAAAAGTTGCCTGCCATCTTCATTGTTGTTTATCTTTCCGACATACTGGGCTTCAAAAATTTCCTGTACGTCAGTCTGGAAAGCATCCAACACCCTCATTACACGATTGCTTCTCCAGGCTTTTGATTTTGGCGGGACAAAACTTGTCAAAGAATTAATATCATATTCAAGCACAACATAACTATTCTTTGGTGTAAATACAATATGCCCCGCAACAATTGCAGCCTCAGTTTCAGCATTTGTGAGTCTGGGATTTGCATCAACAGCATCCTCATACTTTGAGAAGGTCAAACTTTGATTTACTTTTGCAGCTGCCGTTGCACCTGCCACCCATGCACAGGCTTCTGCTGCAGTTAAAGATGTGCCGTCTGCAAGTTTTACACCATTCTTTACACTGATTATATACTCTTTGTCTGCAGCATTATCAGCCATAACACATTGGACCATTCTACCGTTGTTTCTTTCATTAGAAACATGGTTTATATATAAATTTTGCTCTGACACATTTGTTGTAAAACAAGCTATTGTGTTATATTCTTTTATCTGCAGAGCTGATAAAAACCCTGAATGGTTAAGGGTTGAATTATTATCCGTTCCTCCTGCTAAAGTCTGAGTTGCAGTTGCAAAATTCCCAGTTCCAGATATAGATATCCAACCGTTTTCAATAAATTCTGACGGACCTGCTAAAGCGATTTGCTTATCTACTGTTATACCTGATACTATTGTTTCAACATCCCATTTAGATCCGTTAGCTGTTACTTTGACAGTAATGTCATTTCCCCTTACACCTTTATATTTTGCTGTTGCCGTAACATTTGCCGCCAATGTTGCTGTTGCTGCTGTTCCGTTATTAATCCTGTATACTAATGCTTTTTTTGCTCTTTTTAATGCTTCTCTTAACAAAAGCAATTTGTTATCTGAAATCTCATATCCCAGTTTTGGGAATGTACTTTCTCCTTGGCTAACCTCAATTATCTCTCCTACAGGCCCCCATGATAGAGACAATGGTAAAGCAACTATGCCCCTATCTGATAAATCTATTGCCAGTGCAGCATCAGTAGAAAAATTCACATATGCGCCAGGCCTTATTTTGTTTTGTGTAGTGAAATTTCCTGCCATCAAATTCACTCCTTTTCATTCAAATTTAATTGAAAATAATATCTCTCATTTTTTCAAACTGTGACGTTTTAATCTCCCTATATTTAACTGTAAATTTTACGTGAAGAACATTGTCAGTAATACTTGATGTCTTATTCGTGACCTTGTAGCTGTTTAAAACGTCAAAGGCCCTTAAGATGTTCTGCGATACTTCATAGCATTCATTCTTTGACTCATACTCTCTTTCTGGAAAATAAGCCAGGTCAAAAGAAACAGAAGCGTTATATTTCTCATCAATTGCTTTTTTATATGAGCTTTCAACCACAATTATTAAAAATGATGGTGTCTTGAATCCTTGTGGTACATCCTCATCATAAATTTCAGCATTGGGAAAAAGCTCATGCAGTATATTTGCTATCGCTTGTTTTATTTCATTTACCATATTTGTGCTTCACCTCTTCGACCTCTTCTTTAAATAAACCAACCAAAGCTTTGTCTACCTGTAAAATTGCTTTATCCAGCATAAGTCTGCCTTTTACAAAACCTATAGTTTTGCCATTCCTGACTATCCTATGACCGTTGTTAACATATAAAGCATATTCTGCAGTGTTGTAAAGCTTTTTCTCTACACCTTTATTTTTTTCTTCAGTTCGGGAAATGCGCCAGCTCCGTTGCAAAAAACCTGTAACCTTTGGTGTATTATGTTTTGCAGTTCTTAACCCCACATTTACAGCTTTGGTCAGCACTTTTTTATCTATGGCTTTTACATCTTCAAGCATGAGCTCAAGCTCTTCCCTGAATTTTTTTATAGCAAGTTCATTTTGTTGTTTGTTCGTCATG